AAAAGCTCATTAGATATCTTATTAAGCACCAACATTGGAGTCCTCTCGAAATGGTGTCCGCCTGCATCGAGATTACTACTACAAGAGATATCGCAAGACAAATCCTTAGACATCGAAGCTTCAGCTTTCAAGAGTTCAGCCAACGTTATGCTGACCCAACAAAGGATCTCAACTTTGTACTTAGAGATGCTCGCAAGCAAGATACCAAAAATAGACAAAACAGTATAGAGCTTGATATTCATAATAACGACGAAGATCGTTTTCTTGCTTATCAATGGGAACGTATGCAAGAGTTAGTTATTAAACAAAGCCGTGATGCATACGAATGGGCTGTTAGTAAAGGTATTGCCAAAGAACAAGCTCGTGCTGTACTGCCAGAAGGACTTATTGAAAGTCGTTTGTATATGAATGGCACACTACGCAGTTGGATTCATTTTATTGAATTGCGTAGTTCAAACGGTACACAAAAAGAGCATCAAGAAGTTGCTATCGCTTGTGCCGAAGTTATAGCTAAGATCTTCCCAATGACTACAGATCTTATTTAAAAGTCTCCGGAGGAAACAGTTCAATATGCACTTTGAATTGTTCTTCTAACCAATCCCAATCATTAATTTTTGCAAGTGCTTCAGGGTCATCTTTATATGTTGTTCCGTACCATTCGCCTGCACTTGCACCGCCTCTAGAATATTCAGAAAACTTTTCTCGGCTGTTATTAAATCTCCAAGTATCTAGTCGATGTTTTGTTTCGTCATCAATTTGACCGTGAATTGCTTTGCTGGCTAATTTGGCACATTCTCTAAAACTACTACGCCAGGTACTTAACGGATCAGTATTGAATACTGTTATGTTACTAACTTCTTCTATTACTTTAAATCTAGGACTAATACTGGTAGTCATATCTGGACTGTCAATATCCATATTTAAAGTTAATTTTGTAGGAAGAAGTTTAATTCCACCGTAACCATATTCTAACCCATTAATAGGATTGACACTACGCCAAACGTGTACAATATCCTCTTCGCTAGGATCTAATTTTATATCAAATTTAAAAGATGGCAATATAAATGCATCAGCATCAACAACATAAAACATATTAGTGGTTGATCTTTTAGCGGCTTCTACATGAGCTCGATGAATTCCTTTTACATTTTGTACTCTAAAAATTTTATTGTAGGGAGCTTTTTTTAATAAATTTATATAGTTTGTTGTAGAGTCGGATTCTTGATAACTTATAAATGCGATATCATACATTATGTTTTTTCCTTACAATTCTTGGACTATTATTAAAAACCCTTTTGAAAAACTTACTAGAATCTTTGCATGGTTCAAACAATTCTAAACCACATTCATCTCTAAGTGTATAACCTAATCCAGAGATTTCGTGAGGTAGCATTTCATCAGTAACTTTACTATATCTAGTTTCCCATTGTTCAGTCAACCAATCAAAATCACGAACATTAGCGTAATCCCAATCTGTACAATTAGTCAGATATGCTCCTTCTCTTGCACCATATACACTCCATAACCCATTAGTAACATCGGCGCCTACGTTACACCACACTAGCAATCTATCATAATTTTGCCACCAAATTGTTTTAAGATCTGCTACCTTAGCACCTTGATTCAAAGACATTTTTACGCCTTCTCTGAAGCCGGCTCGCCATGCTTGAAATGGACTAGCATTGGTAAAACTTTCTGAATAGTTTTCATTAAATTGATAATATTTTTCATCAAAACAAAATTCAACTAGACCTTTTGTATCGTTAGGATCCGAATTTTCATGTGTACGCATATTGTTTACAAACGCTGGAGTCCACATTTTAAGTCCGCCGTTACCGTACATAAGATAGTTAACATGAACTTTACCGCACCAACTAAACACATAATCTTTAGTTAATCCTAATTCATCTAAATCAATTTCAACTTCTAAGAATGAAGGATCAATTATATTATCACCATCAACTGTAACAAAATACTCAGTTTCGCATAATTTTGCACAGGCCTTATGAGCGGCATCACTACCTTTAACTCCGTGTACACGTTTTGCCCAAGGTACTTTTTTTAGCAAATCTGCATAATTTTTTTCAGCATTAGGTTCATCGTAACTTAAAAATATAATATCTTGATCTATAACTTTTATCATTTTGTTTTAATTTTCCATACTTTTAATCCGTAGCTATCAAAAACAGTTTTTGAACTAACAGATATTTTATTAATTTGAGATTCTAAATTTGTGTCAAACGGCACAACTACTTTATCCGCTATCAAAGATGTCAATTCAATATCTATAGTTCTAATTAAAAAATCTAAATCATTTTTAAGTGTTATAAAAATTTTAATTACTCTTGTAGTTATTTTTTTATCATAAAATTTTTTTCTAGCAGAATCTGATATAATAAAGATCCATTGTTTATTATACTCATCCCAATGAACAACTAGTTCTGTAGTTTTTGTAGGAGGATTAACAATCCATTCAAACATGTGATTTCTAAATGCCTGACCTTGGAATTCTTTTTGTACTAAATCCACTCCGTATTCATTATCAGGATTTTTAGTTTTAACAATTGCCCAATCTTTAAATTGCTCCTGACCTGAAACCAATGCATCGTACTGTTCGTAAGGAACTACTATACTATGATCATATTCAGGCCTGTGTTCGTTTGATGCCGCTAATAATTCCCCAGTTTCCAAATCAAAATATATTCTGTAAATTGGCTTAAATGAAATTCTTGCAATATTAGCTAAATCTTCGGGGCTTAATCCGTCATCAATTTCGTTCATTTGCTAACTCCTCTAATTTAGATAATATAGTATTATTGATAAAATTCTTTTCAACGTAGTGAAACAAACTATTTTGTTGTATGTTTCCTATTATAATATTTCCTTTATCATTTAGTATACAAGGAACAGCAGTTTGCCAACTATCGGGAACAATAGGCCAACCCTGAATAGGAGTTTTCATATGGGTAAATTGCATTGGGTTATGCAGACTAACTATGCTATCTTCCATCCCTGAAATCTTAATTGCAATTGCCGTAGAAACATCCATACTTAACCAATTTTGATATTCAGTAGGACTAAATTTTCCGTAGCATGCTTCCCAATTATTAACTACAAATTCGAGAACTTTATAAAATTCTCTCGCTTGATCGGATTTTTTAAAATAATGTAATGCATAATATACATTAGGCAAATGATTTGCAATAAATGTTTTACGATGTACAGTATCTACTACTGTTTCTAATTTATAATTTGTAATGCGATTACAAAAATGCACATCGTAATTTTTACAATAATCCCACCAACTACTAATGTCTTCTGTCAGTAGCATATCGCTATCTAATACAATCGTCTCGTCGTAAGGGGTAGCATTATATAATTGATATCTGTGTTCGGCTTGTAACGGACTATTTTCCACTATTTTAAAATAAGGAATCGGAATAATTTTATCAAATATATCACGATATTTTTTAGGAACTTTTGAATTAGTAACTAAGGATACATTGTTAATGCTATTCTGACTAATTTTAATACTGAGAGCAAGCGCATACGCCTGTTTAACATAATCGATAGAATCAGTATTTTGTGCAAATAATAAAAATCCTTTAGACACCTGAACCTCCGTCTATGTATCGGCTAAGGCTCAATTTATTCATTACATGAATATCAAGTCCTTGTGTTTTTGCTAAAGTATATTCACCCAAGTAATCCTTTTTTTCTACTAAAAATTTCATTGTAGTGTCTTCAGCGGAGATAAGAATATCTGTATCTTTTGCATAAATCATTTTTCCGGGTAATTCTTTGGCAAAATCTCCAGATTTTTTTCCATTCATAATATGTATAGCTATACTAAAAACTATATCATTTCTAAACATAGGACTAGTTACACAATAAAGTGTTCTAAAATATTCCCAGTTATCTTTTATATGACTTAGTACCGCAAAGAACGAAGCCGTTATATTACCTTTATTGAATACAAATGCAGTAGCCCAAAAGAAAGGTATACTATAAGGATTTATACGTTTAAATTCTGATGAATCTCTCCATTCTGCAATATCCATACTTTGCGAATAAATTTGCAAAGGATAATCTTCATGTAATGCTAATTTTAATACAGAAGAATTTATAATATAATCAACATCTAGCACTAGAGTTGTATCATAAGGTGTAAGATCGTATACTAGATATCTTGATAAATTTTTCCATTCAAGAATTTTACTCGATAACGATCCGTCATTAAATCTACGCTGGAAATAATTTCCATCTGCTGGTATGTCTATTATTTGATCAAACGGATGATCAGGATATTGTGATTCTAAATACCCCCGGCTGTCAGTCATAATGCTGACCGGAATATCTAAGAATTTTTTAATCCGTTTAGCTGAAAATACAGACAATTTAACATAGTCAATTGTAGAATTATTTTGAGCAACAAGAACTGCACCTTGTGTCATAACTCAACAATATCCTTAATTTTTCTTTTAACTCTAATATCGGCGTATTTTTCTAAATATTTTTGAGTAGCTGTAAAATACTGATTTGAAATATCGTTAAAAAACTGTTGTATGTCATCGATTAGTACAGGCACATTATTACTATCGATTAATATCACATCAATTGTACGATTTATATCAATTAATGTTTTGACATAACAAATTAGTTCTGTGGTAATTTGAAAAGTACTACCGTTAATATAAAACACTAACTCTTGTGTAAATTCTTCTTGTATTATTCGTTTTTGATTTGAAAGTGTAGCCATATAGTTGGCTGTTTCAAACGCTTTTTCAATTCTTTCGTCCATAGATAAACTCCGTAGTGTACATAATACACTACAGTAATTAGCTTGTCAATGGGTTATGGTATTATAAAGTTGAACTAACAGTTGTAGGAGCGGCAACTGAAACATTGCTACCACTAGGTGTTAATATCGTTACATTACTAGTCAATGTACCGTTGGCAGCTTCATGAATATTGCCGCCGCCAGTATAACTAAATGTTGGAGTAAAAATAATTTGAGCATTAGTACTACCAAATCTTGCATACAAATCATATTGGTTAGGACTATATGTAGGAGTATAAGCAGGATCGACTAATTTAGTAAAAATTAATTGATCGCTAGTAGTAAGGTCAAAAAATCCTTTAGCCTGGGGAGTGCCTGAGCCAGTGTTAGTCGTTGCATGGGCACCAAAATTAATCGTACCCATATTAGTTAGCAATGTTGCCCAAGATTGATTAACGCCTAATGATCCGTCAGTAGTGTAATTAGTAAAGCTAGCACTAAATTTAACACTGCCGCCTGCATTAAAAAATGCTCGGGCATTGTTTATAGCAGAAACTACAGTCGAACCACTAGTGTATCCTGGAAAATTTAAAGTTAATGTATAACTAATTGTACTTGCCCAAGGGTTAGTTCTAACCACTGGAGCTACCGTAGGAATTAAAGAGTATTGACTGCTAGGAGGAACTACTAATCTATTAGTTGTAATTACATCTGCAAAACTATTATATGCCGCACGATCCGCTTCTTTAATAGTAGTACTAGTTGTGGGCAAAGCTAAATTAGCACTTTGATCTGTACCAGTTTGATGCTGGCGAGCTAATAATAAATCTGTTCTTAAATTATTCCATTGAGTAACTGTAATTTTAGTATTTAGATTATTAACTTGGCTACTCAAAACTTGCTGATTATATCCGTAATCTGACGAGCCAGTACCAAGTACCAATGCAATTTTTGATTGAATTGTATTATAATCTGTTGCTACAATTAACGTTCCTTGACCTGCCATAATGTACCTTTAAATTAGCTTTTATTTATAATACTACAACTTCAATAACACCAGTTTCGGTGCTACCATCAAAGTCTTCTAATGCTATAGCAAAAGGATATAGCGATGTTACAGCAGTATCATCAATATTTTGAATAGATATTGCCAAGCCGCCATTAGTTGCAAGTAATTGATCGCCTTTATTCACCGGTTGAGTAACCTTGCATGGTACTCGACCTTTAAGGGCAATATATGTTCCACCTACTAGCTCGCTATTCATCATATACGCAGGGTTAGTAGAAACAACACCAATTGGTCTTTCTCCCCAAACGCTAGCACGTACTTCGGCACTGCCACCTACTGATATTACAGTGCCTGGCTCGTATTCTTTATCTGCAAGATATTTTTCTGCTAAGTCAGCGTAATTAGCACTAGTAGCAGTACCTTGGAATAATGTAGCATTTAAATTGCCTAAATTGTCACGAACTGCAATAGTATTAATTGCACTAGCAACACTTGCAGTTCTATATGTTCCGCTAACACTCAATGTATCAGCTTGCTGAGCAGTACTATAAACATATCCAGCGTAGATATTATTCCACTGTAACGTACTAGAACCGATATTATTAGATAATGTTACACCTGGAAGCATGTCCGATCCAACTAAATTTAATGGATTTTTAGTAACAGCATTAACAGTTGTTTCAAAAGCTAAAGTATCGCCTACTTGATTAATAATTGTTGGAGTAGTAGCGGCACTATTGTAAATTTTTAATTTAGCTGGAGTTGCACCTACTGTAAAACCAGCATCTCCAAAC